TACCTGCTGCTCTGGCTGTTCTGTCGTATCCTTCTCTAGCTCCTCTACTTCTAGCATGTCTGTATCAGGCATTTTAACCTCCTCGTTAAGCCTGTTTCTGCATCAACTGACGTTCGATACCGCCTTGACTACCTAGCGGTGCTGCTTTCATTCCAGCCGCTTGTACAGGCCCAGGTGCGTTTATGGGACTTGGGCTAGTAGCTGCTACAGGGGCTTCTGGCGCACCTGTAGGGCCTGCTGGCGCATTCGGAGCCATACCTGGCGCTCCTGGTATGCCTGGCGGTGGTTGCATCATCATTAACATGGCCTGTATCTTATCCGGTGGAACACCGAGAACAACAGGCGGCCACATTGTCATACCAGTAGGATCATTCATAGACCGCTCTAGCTGGTCATAAACACCCCAGCGGTCTATAGCGATCTGACGCATTTCCCACGGTTTCCGCTCGTCTAGGATAATTTCCATCAACGATGTCTTATGTACAGTTCTATACATAGCAGGTATCTGACTAGCGATACCCGTAGCGCCTTGTTGTGGCTGTGGTGTTTCTAAATCGCAATCCTGCCACAAGACAGCAAAGCCAGGCATTGCGTATCTGTCCGGCGACGGCACCTGTGCAATCTCCTGCCATTGATCTTCGATAAGCGTGTTAATCCATTCTGCTCTCTGCCACTGGTCAGTATCGCCCATTTCTACGTCACGCACGTCAGCATACGGATGACGCTTCTGATACGTAGGTAGGCTGATACGACCCTTGTCGAGTTGATCTTCAAGCAACTGAGCCTTCAACGCAGTAGGCAAAGGCATCATTGTCTGTGGGTCTACGTATACAACAGGACGATCACCAAGGTCTTCTGCAGATATCTTCTTCGCTAAGTCACCTCTGCCACCTACTGCAGGAATCAATCTAGGTTCATCGAAAAGCCACTGAGCGTACTTAACGATAATATGCGCGAATTCAGTAGCTCCCTCTGCAGCCGCTCGTACAACAGGACCAAAAGCACGTTCGAATAGCTGTTGAGACGCTAAGATAGCTCTACCCGAAACGTCTTGAGCACTGCCTGTCTGCGACACCTGGCCTCTAGCCGGATCGGTCCATGCGGTCTTATCTTCTAGTTTCTTTACTAGCCAATCAAGCAGTCTCCAAGCATCAGGACTCGCCGTAGGCGACGGCATTGCATCAGGTTTCATACCCTGATATTCAACAACTGAACCAACGATATTCGAATACGATTCTTCGAGAACTGTATTCTTTGTAGCTAATAATCTGCCACCAGCGAAATACCTAGCATGCTTCATCAACGCGCTTAAGACAGCGTTAATCGCAGTCTGATCGCCAATCCAATCGGACATAACCGGACGCGGAAAGATATCCGTATCAGGGCTACCATCGGTCATTCTTGCCAGTGGAATAACGCCACCAGGCAACTCATCAGCGCCTTCGACAATGTTATTGCCTACTAGACGCATCCACTTGCCCTGTTCAAGACCAGGTTCAAATTGGTCAGGAGCTATCCAGAGTAAATACTCCGGTACGCCGTCGATAATGCGCTGTCTGCGAGTCGGGAAAGGCGGCAGGCCACGCTGCCAACCCATCGAGCGATCAATCGGCATGTCCAGAACGTCAGACTGCGACGTAATGACCATTTCCGATTCAATGGTAGGATCACCAGTTTCGAGTCTAGCCTCGTTGACATCGCGCATTCTTCGCACCAATGCCCAACGCGCACGGGGTTCTGTAGGGCCATTTATCGTTCTCGCTTCTGGTGAGAATAAAACTTCATGAGCTAGCAGTATCTTACAAGCAAGATCACCTTCGAACATTGTCCGAGCAGGCGTTCCCGGTGGCGCTTCTAAGCCCTCTTCCTGATATGGCAGTATCAGCAAGCCATCTTCGCCAACTTCGTAGCCTTGAGCTTTTAGACCGGGGAATCGTGGATCATCAGGTGGGATTAAATCTAAATCTTCTGTAGTCGGTCCCTTAGTAGGATCGACATAGATATGAATAAACGAAACACCATCAGTCTGTGCGTGAAACCAGGCGTCTAGGAATATATTCCATGCACGCTGGATAAAGAAGTAATACTCCGCAACAGCTTGCTGAGCTTCAGCAGATTCACGTCCCGATACACCGCTACCTAGAGGCTCGAATCTGAATCCTGGTCTTTGTTCGCTTAGGATACCTAGTCGAAAATCAAGAGCAGGTCCGATCATATTTAATACAGGACGCAGATCGTTAACATCAGACTGCGGCTCACGCCACAACCTACCATCTCTCGTCGATATCCATTGCTGACCAGCGCGAAAATGTCTATGTCTCGACCAATGCAAGCGCTTATCGCGCATTACAGGTTCTTGCTTCCGACGCTGTCCTTCAATCCATCTACGCCAATCGGGACCGTTTGTCGAAGTAAGCTCAGGAAAATCCACGCCAAACTTACGCTGCAAACGTTCTTTTTGACTCTTAACTATAGCAGGAGTTTGATTAATATCTGGAACATTAGATGGCTTATTAAAATTCCCCGGCATGTCGCCGCCAAAGCCACCACCAGTCCCTATAGGAATCGTCATTATTCAGGACTATCTTCTCGCTGTAGCAGTCTAAACGCAACGTCCCAATCACCGGAGTCAGCTTTCAGGGCTCGTACCCGACGTTTTCTGGCTTCCTGAGCCCAGTTGTCAGATTCAAGGCTGATGTACTCTAGAATGTCTATCGGTATAGGCTCTTCAACCGGCTTGCGAGACTCAATGTCTGCCGGGACGTGTTGCATTCGTAGCATTAGCTCATCCGGTACTTCAAGCTTGAGAGTTACGTCTAGCGGTAAGTCAAACTTGATAACAGGCGGAAAACGCCACAAACGCACGAATGCTGCGGTAAAGATAACACCGATAAGCGCTAATGTCAAGAGGCTTATAGTTATAGCTAACATCTAGAAATCCCATACTCCAAGTTGAGGTATTTCATGCTTCTTTCCCTGTTTCAACTCTTTCATAACCTTGTCGAAAACGTTGTCCTTATTCGGGTTATCTGGCTCTGGTTCCGGCTTTACGACAGTCTCCGGTCTTTCAAAGATAACCATGATGCCATATCTAAGAGCGTCCGCAGCATGGTCTTCTTGTCTTGGACGTAGCCTGTTGGGGTCTCTATTGACACCAGTATCCCGTTGCAGTATGGGCAAAGTTCGACAGAGATTCGGTACTCCCCAAGGAGTATTGTCTTGTCCAGGCCAAGCCCGGAGAGCTTGTCGCTGTTGCAGTGTGCGTAGATAGCCCCATCCGGCAGTAACGTCTTTATTACCTTTTTCCAAATAGACACCTTGGGCTCCTAGCAGAGTTGCGATTGATTGATTAGACGTAGCTTGTGTATTAAACATTTCCGGCGAGCCAACGCTATAGACTGGCGCATTCAACGCCATTAGCTTTTCTCGCTTCTTGATTTCTTGAGCAACATTATCAAGAGTTGCCTCGCGGATATACAACTCACTAATAACGTCAGTAAGACCAAGTTTAGGGTAGTGAGCCAACCATAAAACGCATGTAGGATCGTAGATACCAAAGTCGATAGCCCTCACGATGAAGTAATCTTTTGAATCAGCTAGCGCGTTCATAGGCGCTATCATGACCTGCTGGAACATAGCACCTGCTAGTCTGTCCCATTCTCCATACAAATAAGCCGCGACATCTTCCGCGCTCATCTGCATTATGCCTGCGATATATTGATCGCGATTAGGCATAGCAGGATTATCCCAAATTCGACTTGGGATAAACTGTCTAGGCACGTAGATTTTCTTGCTGTCTACTTCTACGTAGTCATCATAGACCTTGTACGGCTCTCGCTTCTCTAGAAATCTGCGCTTAACCCATTCATGTCCAATATCGCCAGGATTAGTAGCCGAACGCATTAGCGGTGGTAGCTCTGCAGATTTGGTACGATTACGCAGGAACATGAATAAATACTGCTTCTCAGTAAACGACGTAAGCTCATCGAAGCAAATCAAGTCATATTCAAACGTCTTGAACTTCATGATGTCTTGTTCGTGCTCGGCATAGCCCATCTGGACTATAGCGCCGCTAGGAAACTTCCAACGTGACTGCGCTTCATGCCAATCTGCGGTAGGTACGATGTCAGGATATAGCTGTAGAGTACGGTCTATCACTTCCTGCAACTGTGGTCGTGTCCGTCGAAGCATTAAACAACGATGCTTTGCGTTATGTATGCGATAAAACGGAAGCATAATCAATGCATCTGTTTTACCACCACCAGCAGCACCACCGTACATTACCTCTCTAGCTACTGACGAGAGAAACGCCGTCTGCGGCCCTGGATTCGGTTTCCAAAGTAGCTTCTGCGCCATATCCACACCTTGGGCATATCGTCATTTTATGTCCTGTGTCTAACGCAGGTAAAATCACTACGCCCGTACTGATCTGCTTTTCCTCCTGAGTCGCTTGTGGCTTTCCATGTGCTCTATTCATGATATCTTTGAGCAAAGCCACCTGTGCCGCTGTACCCTTCGTTCTGCCATCAGCTATAGCTTGTATCACATCACCTAGACCAGCAGCAATCCGCTGCCAATCCTCGGTCGTCTTAGCATCTGATACCTGTTTACCCAAATCCCCCGGTATCTTCGGCGGTCTTTTCCGCTCCCGACGCTGCTGCATGTAGTGATTCTGACAAAGCTGGACTTTCTTATAATCCGCAGGCTTTGTACAGCCTTCAGCTAGACACTGCAGCTTAGCGTCCCTGAATCCGCTCATACATGTATCCCTGAACGTTGAATAGAATCGCCATCAACGTGTCTGTCATCTTCTCTTCGTCAGCTAGCAGCCCGAATTCCATAGCGTCACGATGCTGAATCCAGAACTCCATGACATGTCTGATAAGCGACTTAGCATACTGTTCTCTTGGTATTCCAAGCTGCCAGTTATCACTTTTACGTATGCTTTCGCCAGTGGGAATGTTGCGAAACCTGCATTTATGCATGTACTTTGCAAATTCAGCCAGTACAAGCGGCGATAGAAATCCCTCGTAATCCAACTTCTCCGTAGCCGCATCTCTTGTCGCTCCACTTTCGAATACGCGTGTTTCAGGTTCTCTAGAAGCCATTATCGTTTAAACTCCATAGGTGGCGCTTTTGCACTTGACCAATGCGTAGCGGTGTCTTCGACTAACGAGGCTACTTTTGGCAGTTTCATTAATACAGGATTTACTGACCTATCATCAATCATAAGAACCATGTTCATGTCCTTACGATCAGTTACTAACAAAGGCTGGCCTAGATGTACTCTACACCACAGTTCGATAGCAGTAATAGCTTCTTCGCCTTCTTGACACCTGGCTGTAAAGATTCGTACATCAACGCCTTTAGCTAATAGCTCTTTTACGTATTCTACCATCGGCAGAATAGGCTTGCCAAAATGCGTAATACCATGCCAGCCATCGTATTCGCATAACGTACCGTCCATGTCTACTGCTACCCAGCCTGCATTAGCCGACATGAGGATTATCCGTTGGATTACATTCAAAGTCTATGAAGCCACTTATCCCCCGCACAGAGCCATCAGGGAAATACAAGATAAGAACGTTACCTGATACATACCAGCTAATAACGTTCTCTGCCTCATCTATACCATCTACACTAACGCGCCAGTTCATTACCGTGTAATCTCCCGTATTAGATGCTTCGTCTTCTCATACATAGCTTCTAGTCCGCATACATCAGACTCACAGCGGCTTCGTAATGTCCGTAGCGACGTGCTAGGATTAGCTGCCATCGTAGCCCATACGTTCGGTGAAACAGACATCTTTTTCGAATCTGCTTCTAGCCATTCAAGCAAATGCGCCTGATTACGTCTCGACAAAGCTGTTTGCGACTTGATAACCCAATACATATCCACATGATGATTCTTCGGCAGCGGTGGCATTCCATTGACTAGCAATCTGCTATTCAGGAATGGAATATCAAACATCTTGCCATAGAACGTGACCCACACCGGATACTTCGCTAGCTCTGCAGCTACGAGCTTTAGCAGCGCCTTATCATGCCCTGGCTTTGCTGAGAACGTAACTGGCTTCTTGCCATATGGCTTAACGGACACTACAACTGCAGTACCAAAATCTGCTTTCAGATTCGACGCTTCGATATCAACAAAAGCAATCGCTTCTGCCTTCTCTGCTATCGGTAAGAACCTTTGCGCATCAATTTGCATCTTAGACCCCTTTTAGAGTAATCTAAAACCTCTGTCATCATTAACATCTCTACCACCAAGGTCTTCGATAGACAAAGGGTCCATTGGGGGGAATCGGCCTTCTCGTAGAACTTGAATGCGCTTCTTGGATTGTCTATCGACATATTGGGCTGTGTCCAAGATAGCTGCTAGATCGGTTGAGCCACGAAACCACGACGCTATACGCGTCATATCAGTCAACACGTCAATCTTCGGCGTGTGATGTAGAAGTACGATTGTCATATTGTACTTATTCGACCACTGTCTAATATCGTTATAGATAGGCGACATTACGGTTGATTTGTCTTCGTCGGCATTATGTACTCTGCGTAGAGGATCAATCACTAGCATGTCTCGCTTGGCTTCTAGTAGCGACTTCAACAACTCATGCCTACGTTGCTTCGACTCTAAGCCCATAGCAGGCGCGTTCATGAATTTAATATCCATGAAAGCCTCGACATCAAGCAGCTTGGCATATCGCTTTAAACGCGAATTCGCCGTCGGTATCGTCTCTTCCCCGCAGAGGTAACCGACTTTACGTGGTAATGCGGCTCTACTGAAAACTTTGCCAGCATACATTCCTGCCAGCAACCAACATAACAAGCGTGATTTGCCCGACTTCTCGAAACCAGCCATGCCGTTGATCTTTCCAAGCTGCCAGATACCGTCGATCAACCAACGCACAGGTTCGTCTTCCATGTCAGGATCGTAGTCAATCCACGGAAATATCGAAGAGAAATCCACACGTTAAACAGCACTTTCTACGTTAGCTAACAACATACCAGTTGCTCCTATTTGTTACTTCCTTAGATTCGGCAGGAAAGTGCATGGACCAAATATACCTCGAAAGGGTCTTAACCGCAAGGGCCTCAGCGTCTTGGACGCGGTCATTTGGGACTTCTATAAGCAACGCATCATGACAATGAATTATAGGCGTAACCAGTTTTCCCCACTCGTTTGAATTATAATATAAATCAATTAACCCTTGTCCTAATACGTAAGCGCCCATATCCTGCGGTAGACGCGACCAGATTTGCTTTTTGATTTCATAATCAATCTCATCAGCCTTGTCACCGACAATATAACCTGCAAACGAGAAAACTCTACCAGTAGGCGAAACTAGTTTTCTGGATCGAAGAACTTCATCTGCAACTGACTGCTGCCATCTGGGGACTTCTGGACAGACTCTGTAGAGCACGTCGAGGACCTGTTGTGCTTTTGCCGAATCGAAGCGCATTCCTGTGCCCTTTCTAAGCGCTTCTGCGTCAAGCTCCTTAGCAAGCTGGCTTGCTCTTGCTCCGTAGAATCCAGCGTAACTGACGCGCTTGGACTGGTCACGACTAATTGAGAGTCCCCCGTCATACTCGTGTATAGCACGAAGGAGCCATGTATGATAATCCGCTCTCCCGATTTCAGGAATAGGCTCATATAATGCTTTCCATAAATTCTTATCTCCGCTTAATACAGCCATACAACGCGCTTCTACCTGGGCTAGGTCTGGATAAACGAAAGAAAAGCCATCTCTAGGCACGATAAACCTACGTGCCTTTCTAGGCAGATTCTGCGCGTTTGTACCTGCTTCAATTAATCCCTCTTTAGAAGCAACTCTACCAGAGCCAGTTCCCCAAGGGTCAAACTCGCAATGCAATAAGCCATCACTTCCAGCCTTGAGTCGAGCAACAGTATCATACTCAGCACGAACACCGCTAGTAGCGACAATCTGAGCCACGATAGGATGCTTTTCTGCCAAGGGTTCAAGTTGGGCGGCACGGACAGTCTCACTTTGCTTGTACTTTCTAGGTCTTATGTGTAAACCACGATATACTACATCAGCTAACTGATCTGAGCTATCTGAATTAAACTCTAGCTTTTTGACAACTTTGCCAGTAGCGTTGCAAGTGTCGCATGCGACAAACGCTTCTTTGAGCGCCTTAATAGTCTTAAATCCCCGTCCCAATGCTTCGGCCTTGGTTGGTTCAATGGTTGGTCCAAGACTGCAAACACGGCAGTGCTCCCGTTGGGTCTTACCTCCACCACAACAGGTGCACTTAACCAGCTTACGAAATAGGTGTGGTTTCTTGAAGCGCTTGATTTCTTTTTCAATTACAGGCTCCACCATGTTTGCGAGTTTGGATTCTTCATGTAGTAAATCTAAAGACAACTCAGCAGCTACGCTTAATCTAGCCGATTCGTCGATCTTAAAGCCTATGCCTTGCATCTTGACTAGTGGTTGTAGTAGCTTGTGATCGTAGTCAGTAATACCAAGCTTACCATCTAGAGACGCAGGTACAACAAAGCCTTTCTGACATAACTGCTGTAGCATTGGCCAATAGCTATCGTAGGCTACGACAGAATCCATACCACAGTAGTGTAGCTGGTCTAGATTCGAAAGCCACTTATGATAAGCCCAATTCGTAAACTTCGTCGCTATATGCGGGCTTAGTTCTTTCTGCAAAGCAGTATTCAACGCAAAAGCACCGCCTACAGAATCGAATATCGGCCATTCGATATCTATATTCAAGCACTTACGAAAGAACGCATAGTCATGAAGCCAACGATGTGCTATCTTCAGCACGTTGCTACGAGTCATTAGCTTCGTTAGCGCTTTGCGATATCTCTCGTCCCATTCGAATACATGTACCTCTTCATCACTAGCAATACCAATAATCCACGGCTCTAGCTCGCTGTCTACAGATATCAGATTCACGTCTGAATCAGCTAGTCTAGCTAATGCATACGGATCATCACGATACCATTTCCGATATGTCTTGCTAGGAATACCGTTAGAAGCGACAAAAGCAGCTTTCTTGATATCCTGCAAAAACCACGAATGCCATTGGAATTGTCTAAGAACAGCGGCGGGATGAAAGGTGGGGATAATAGCTGAAAATGAATTACCCAGCGGCTTCAAGCCTGTCTTGTATAAATAATCTTCCGGCCTACCGCTGTCGGCGTAGAAGTCTGTTACAGGTAATACCGAACCACGCCAAGCACTTATGAATCCTTCTCTCTTCCCCTCGCCTCGCTGGACAACAGGCGGCTGGCCTTGTAAAAGCCATGAAGTAGGATTTGCCCCAAGTGGTATATAAACCCTAGCAGCACTACAGCTAGACAACTCCCGATTAAAACGAGCACGAGCCCAAGATATATCTTCCAGAGAATGAGCAGCAAATTTATCTCCCGGTGCCCTTACAGGCACACAGTTCATGATATAACACTTAGCCCTGTCAATACCAGCATGGACAAGGGCTTTATTTAACATCTGACCAGAAGCGCCTACTAGCGGTATACCCTGCTTTACCTCTTCAGAAGCAGGGCTTTCGGCTATTAGTACGATTTCTGCATCTAAAGGTCCAACACTAGGTACAACTTTACCACCGCTAGGACTGAATTCAATCATTTAGAACATCACTATTATCCGGCTCTGATATGACCAAATAACATTGATTTGGCGCAGAGACTAGCGTAACAATCCTGCGACCTTGGTTTATAATCGTGTGCAAGCCTTCTGAGAGCTTGTTAACGTCTCGTCCAGATAAACAATGTATAGTTTGCATAATTCGCCAGGCAGGATTCGAACCTGCAAGATTCCAACTTCCGTCTGGCGACCATCCTCCGATTTACTCGACTACGCTAACGGAGCAAAGCGCGTTACAGTAGCGTTTCCATCGCGGTCTTCGCGAGTCGTGCCAGTGAACGATTTACCAACTACGTTCGCACGAGACCACCGTTCGCTGCCTAGAGTTGCCTGCGCTAATTTCCGCAGCTTCCCACGTTGCTGCGCAACCCAAAGCGGCGTGACGCCGTCCTTCGCATACTTCGTACCGTTCGGATTGGCCGGAGTATAGCTGGTGAAAAACCGCAGCGTGATTGGATATGGGAATTCACCTGACTCAACGATGATTTCCTCATACGTCCCCTCGCCCTTTTCACTCTCGCTATGCTTTACCTCAGCGCTTGTGACTGACCAAGTTGTCGTGATAGTCTCTACTGACCTATCATTAGACAAGTCAATCTCATCCTGTGCGGATAGCATGTCTTCTTGTGTCGCTGTCATTTTCTCACCTCCTTGTAGGTGTAATGTAATAGATTAACTACGATTGTCAACTAGCTTCTGCATTGCTGCTTCTACTGCCGTATTGACAGCGGTCCACGCTCCTAGCGCTGTTTTTGGCAGTTCTATAATACCCGTTGGGCTTAATGAGCCAAGTCGAGATTTCGTTACCCTACGCGGATCGCCTGCCCAGCGGACAAAGTGACCTTTCGGGCCAATATTAACGTCTAAAACAGTAGTGAAATAGCTTGGTAGCATATTTTTGAATCCACCTGGCAAATCTGGCATGATTTTTGACGGATTCGGCGCTGCCTGCGTCTGCTGAATCTGCGTCGCTTCCGCCTCTGTAGGATGACTTGCTACTATCAGATGTACTCCTAAACCACGAATCGCTCGCATCAGACGGACACCAGACTCCAAGACCATTCGTAAGTACGAATAAAACGGGGCTCCGCTGGAACCAATAGCTGCTGGTGGTTCCGTCAACTTGAATCTCGACAACGTAGCATTGAAAGCGAGACGACCAACTGCCGATAGCGTATCCACAGCAAGGACACTGTATCTTGGACTCTTGCCCGAATCCACGTCGCTTTTTAGCGTTAGGTATAGCTCCCTTAGCCATTTGACCATTTCCTGATGACCATCTGCGTTCCAAATAGGCGGCACTAATGACGGCTGAAAGAGTACGTCATCAAACGCTCCGTAGGTGTAATTATCACTTTCGAGCCCAAGATAACTATCTCGTTCATCCGTACCAGGAGCAAGGACAACTGCGCCGGATTTGTAGTATTCAAGTGCACCTCGCATTAATGTAGACTTACCTACACCACTAGCTCCTGTTAGGAGTACAGATTGAATTAGCACTAATAATCCTCGACTTCCTTGACAGTATATTCGCTTCTTAGAATACCAACGCGTTCTTCTAGATCAGCGACACAGATACGTCTATACGGACATTCTTGATTATAGCTATAGCAATCGCCATAATTAACAGGCGTGTATCTGACAGCAAGCTCTTCGATCTTCTCTACGTTAGGCATCATTCGCTTTTCAGGTGTTAACGTATGATCCCGATGAACCGGAACCACTAATTGCGCCTCATGCCCCCTGATAAGAATCTCTTCATCCATCTGCGCCACGTTATGCGCGTTAAAGATGGCTTCTTGTAGTAGGCCTTGAGACCAATCAGGGCAAGCGAAGTAACGAATATCGCTAGGTACATGCTTATACAAGCCTTCGATAAAAACGCTTACCTGCCCGTAATGATCGAATACCGTCTTTGTACCTGCTGCGTATAATTTCATTTGCAAAGACGTTTCCCATTGCTTTTCCCATCGTGCATCGAGCCTACCAGCAGTTTTCAAGTCGCCTACAAGCAACCAATCTTGCGATTTCGAATACACAAGCCTATCGCACTGGAATGACAGAACAGCGTCCTTAATAGGAATCTCGAAACGCTGCTCTACGTCTACTAATTGCCAATCATCAGCCGCTTCCTGATACGGTCCTGCGAGCTTTACGTTGTTTACGTAAAATTCGCCCATAGCTAAGGCCATCTCTAACGATAGCTTATCGGCAAAGTCAGGCGTTACTGGTCCTTCGAATCTTGTATTCCATTCGTTCGTAATCGCTTCACGCCAATCGCGCTTAAGCCAGTATGCGAACGCTCCTGCATGAATAACAGAGCCGAATTCTAGAGACGCAGACGTACCGCGTACACGACATAGCGCATCATTGAGAAAATGCCTACGATGGCACCTAGTGCCTAGTTCCGCCCTAGATGGCGTTATGACAACTGGCAGATTTAATTTAGGCATTAAAGAAGTTCTTGATTAGATAGAAAAGCATGACAGGCCAGAGCAATACATCTACAAACCATTCAATAGCAGAGTCTCTATTACCAAATGCATAATTAACCGCCCCGGTAATACAGACACCAGCGACGATATACAGAAGAACAGCTACAAGCATGGACTCCCCCTTGGATGTAATATAACAGCTAATAGCCAAATGTCAATGTACCGCTGACGCCCTACGCCAACCGCCAACGCATCTATAAGCATGACCAGCACTTGGCATGTCAACGTCGCCATTAGGCAATACACAAGCATAGTCTAGATCGGTAATAACAACGACAAACGGCGTGCCTGTGTCTAGCGCTGATCTATACCACGGCGAGCTACGCCATGCGTCGGGTCTTGGATACCAGATGTACCTAACAATCCTAGTATCAGCATCGCCTACTTTAGCAGGCTCTTTCTGAGTCCCATATGCACATGCCGTGAGCAGTGCTAATAGCAATAGCTTCATTCCAACCTCGCTAAACCTCGCTTGCCAATAAACACAAGCGCTTCTTGGATATACCTGCGCGCTAAAAATCCACTTCCGTTATATCTTTCCACTGCAAGGAGCCAGCTATGCGATTCTCCAAATAAGCCTTTGAGGATAACGGCCCCGCATGTAATATTACCGTAGTAGGTTCTAATACTATTTCTAGAGCAAACTGCGTTTTGCCAGCGAATGCAGGGATTGATTTGCATTCTACCAACTTCGCGACAAACTCTTCTACAGCCTGTTGAATCGCATTGCTCTCGTCCTGGTCCGATGTATTCATTTCCACGATCTCCATTTCTACTCTCCATATACGCAACTGCAAACATAACTTCTGAAGGCACGCCTATAGAATCCGCGACGTGCTTGAGCGGTATGCTATCGACAAGCTGTAAAGCTAATAGCAAGTGAATCATCTATTCTCTTCCATCGCGATAAATGCACTACGTTGATGTGCATTGATAATACGATCAGGCAGTTTCATACCCATATGAAACTGCTTACGTAAACGATCTAGCTTACCCCACAAACCCTGCTGAAACATCGCAAATGTCAGGTTCCTCACAAGGTCCTCTCTACGCTCAGCCCGGAGAACTGCGATATCGGACTTACCGCCAATCTCCGCTATGCGTTCAAGTAGGTTTACCTCTCGCAAGCGCTTTACTAACCCTGGCACTTTGCGATGTCGTTTAGGCGTTGCTTGTTCGGTAGTCATTATTCACCTTCGTAGATACTGTATCTGATGAAACCAACGCACATTCCAACAAAAACTCCTAGAACAAGTATGGGACAGTATGTTATTCCTGCAACAAATGCTGCTACAAGAGTCGCACCCGTAAGGAATAGTCCTATTGACTTTAGCCAAGGGTTCATAGCATATGTCCGTATTTATACATCTCATTAGCGTCGATATCTAGTTCAAAGCACAAAAGGCATTCCCGAAATGGCGGCACGGACTTCTCCAAGATTACCGAGAACTTCGGCTGGCACAATCTCCACTCGTGATTGCATTCGATTACCTTGACTTCCCGTGGCTTTCTTGGCATCTGTAGCTCCCTTCCTGAATTGCTTACATTTCCAACTAGAACACGTATACGCTCTACAATGAGTCGTTTTCCATCCAGAAGGACATCTAATGCGTCTATGTCTCCATCTAGCGTGACCGCAGTTAGCGCATTTGTCGTTTATGTTAGCTATCACTTAGTCCCCACCGAGAGAGTCCCCACGTTTACTGGCTTCCCATACGGCGCTCCGCAGGCTTCGCACGTGCATCACCAAGTCGAAATCGCCAGGGATTTCCCCGTGGCCGCCTGCCTTGAATCCATCAATCCATGAGCACAATGCAGCGAGACCATCCAAATCGCTCCAGCGTATGGGAATTGTGATGGTAACACTCTCGTTCGTTACAGGACGCACGACTTCGCGGCTCACGGCTTCGTCTCCTCATTCGGGACTCCTTGGAGAGCCTCGTAGGCGTTAAGTGCGTCGCGCACGGCATGCGCTTTGCCTTCATCCAGCGAGCACAATGACCACGCGTCGGCGCGGCACACGACGTAAAACGGACCATTGGATGGCCAGTTTGTCATGTTGGCGACGGGGCGCTCGTCCTGCTTTTCTACTTGCCACCGCCCACTCGGCGCTCGGGGACGCTCGGCCTGCACCGCCCGCTCCAGTAACTCGTCGCCCACAGCTTTAATCGCCCTGAGGTCGTAACTCACCGTGCGCGTAGCAAGTTCGTCCATTTCGGGCTGTGTCCAGAGACGCACCCATTGTTCCTGTAGCAGGTCTATGGGCGCTGGCGCTGCGGGGGACGCCCGACGTTTTCGTTCGGCCTCAATCGCGTCATAGCGACGGCGCAGAGGCTCGCGAAGGTGCGCGTTGTACTCGTATTTGTCGGCCAGCGCCAGATCAGCAAGTACGTTGTCCCGCAACTGCGCCAGCTCGTGATCGAGCAACGCATCCAGTCGGGGCGCTGCCGGGGGCCGCGTGGCCAATTCGCGCACGTCCGGGTCTGGCGGCTCGTTGCGATTGCGGGGCGCTGCGGGGCCACATTCAGAATTGTTCATGGCGCAACGTATCTCCCAGTGGAGAGCTGTTGAGCATGTCGCGGACGACCACTTGCACGGCATCGCGGATCGCTTCCCGGATGACGGGCTCGGCCCACTCGCGGTTACGCAGGTACTCGTTGACTGCTATCTCCACATCGCCCTGATGCCGCTGGGCAATTTGCCCCGCCAGTCGCTCGACTACCCACGGCAGGACCGCCGGGGCGAGCTTCGCCAAGGCATCTTCCGCCACGTCCAATGAGAAGCGCCGCGCATACCGTGGCGTCATCGTCGCGCTCGCTTGCACATCATCCGCCGCGAACGTCGGCGACTTCAGTGGTACTCGGGGCGCTGCGGGGGGCACGTAGTCAATCCTAGGCGATAAATCAAGATGCGTACCCGCCTGCTTAACAGGTGCATTACATTCAGGACACTTCATGTCGTTCATTATACGCCTCCCAGCATTCTGTACAATTCGTTCTCGGTCTACGTAATGCTTGATAATGCTTATGCTTAAAGCAAAGTACAGCTTTGCGTTCTTTATATCGCTTAAGACGCAAAGGGGCCAGCGATTTTAGATATACAAGTAAAACCGCTGGCTCCCCTCTGCAAAAGGTGCCCATGTTTTCGATGTCGAATACTTCTGTACCCGACACCCAAGACACCTTTAAACGGCCCCTTAGCTCGCTAGATTTAACTTCGATCACGTCTTTAT